GTTAAGTCGTTTGCGCTCTGAATCTAAAAGCTGGGGAACCCTAGTTGGAGACTTTTGCACAAAAGTCAAAGATTCGCTTTCAGAGCACAAGTACATAGCAGTAGCCTTAGGTTGCGTCCCTCTTATCTGCGGCGCCATAGCCCTCTATTTTAGAGGTACAAGTGGCGACGCAGTGGAACAAGACGGACCTTTGGTTGGACCAGCGCATGAAGGACTGACGCGAGGATCTCGTGTTTATCATAAACATGAGTGCATGGGATGCCTTAAGATATTCGGACATATCCACAAGATTGCACCTCTGAAAACATCCCTTGGATGGGGACAGATTTGTCCTGAGTGTGATCGGAAAGAAATTGTAGCCTTTCCACAGCGATATAGTGACGGCGAATCTGGATTCAGCGTCATATATCCTGGAGAACAACGGATTGGCAAATACAATTACGAGTGGTATGCTGAGATATCTGGTTCTGGAGATCCAAAGACCAAGAGCAAGAAAGAGAAACTGACAGTTGAACTTACTGCTTCTGGAGATCCAAGAACCAAGAAGAAAGGCAATCTCACCACTGAATTCACCGCTTCAGGAGATCCAAAGACACGGAACAAGAAAGCACTGCGTACTGAGCATGAATTGACTCTAGACTCGGACGATGAGTTTGAATCTGATGATTACGAACCAATCGCCGAAGTTGCCGAGGAAATGAAAGCTCAGTTGCAGCGTGATCCTAATGCTTTTGCAGTTTCCCAGAAAATTATACGTAATATGTATAATATGGAAATGTACAAGAATGGATCATACGGAACACGGATCAAAGTGTGTTTTATTAGAGGACGAATAGCCCTCACTGCCGGACATCTCATCCCCTGCTTGGAAGGAGTAGAGAAAGTACGGATTTGGAACCACTTTGCAAAGGACGGACATACAATACCTATTGAACAGCTGAAATGGAAGAAGGTCGAGACTGCTAAGGGAGATACAAAAGATCAAATGTTGATTTGCTTTCCCCGATCGGTACACGACCATCCTGACCTACTCAACAGTATCGCTACTCCTGCTGAAATGACCAGATTTGCGACGATCAATGGTTGTCTCTTGACACCATCGGACCAAATGGCCATTTTGCGCTATGGGAGTGTGAAATCTGTTGACCGAGAACGACAATACGACGACAGCGAGAACAGACGTTACAGTATCCGAAAGTCATATGAATATAGCATGGAAACCAAGGATGGTGAATGTGGCTCTATTCTTATGGCTATTAGCTCTGGCATTGCACGGAAAATCATTGGGATTCACGTGGCCGGAGGTATGGGAATTGGAGTGTCTGCTCCTCTGAATGCTAACGATGTATTGTTTACGATGAGGAAACTCCCAATGGATGCTCAAGTAGTTTTGAATGTCGATGAGCTTCTACGACCGATGGCCGCATCGGAGCAGGTTAACCTTCCTGAGGGTGACTTTGTACCCGCAGGTAAGGCTATTTTCAAGGTAGCTTCGCCAAGCAAGACCGCGCTCAGAGAGAGTGCAGTGCATGGCAAAGTCACACCAGTGATTACTGCTCCCAGTGCTCTAGCACCATTCCGCTCTTGTGGAACGGTGATAGACCCCATGAAAATTGGATTGAAGAAGGCTGGCGCTATACCGCCCCCTCTCGATCAAAAACGATTGGAGATTGCACTGAATGATGTTGAGCGGATTGTGAATACAGCCGCTGAACCCGACCATCAAAGGATTTTGACTGACATGGAATCTGTTACTGGAGTTGAAGGAGATCCCTTCCTTGCTCCCATTAACAGAAAGTCTTCCCCCGGATTCCCTCTAACGAAGGAAAAAGATGGGAAGCCAGGCAAGATGAAATGGCTTGGAGAAGAAGATTATAAACTAGATGCTGGCATCCAGGCAGGTATGCGCGAAGTTATTAGGAATGCGAAGAAAAATGTTCGCACTCCTACTATCTGGACGGATACCCTAAAGGATGAACGCAGGCCCTTGGCTAAGGTCGCTGCTGGCAAAACGCGAGTTTTTGCTGCTGGACCTATGGTTTATACTCTTGCCTTCCGCAAGTACTTTCTCGGATTTGCTGCCCATTGTGCCAAGAATCGCATAAATAATGAGATTTCTATTGGTACTAATGTGTACTCTTACGACTGGACGCGAACAGCTAACAAGCTGCTTACGAAAGGAGAGAAAGTTATTGCTGGAGACTTTTCCAACTTTGACGGAACGCTGATTTTGGACATGCTCGCCGGAATAGTAGACATTGTTAACAAGTTCTACGACGACGGAGAAGAGAATGCCACTATCAGGCGAGTTTTATGGAGAGAGATTGTGAATTCGGTTCATGTGTGTGGAGACGATGTATATCTGTGGACACACTCGCAACCTTCTGGTTGTCCGATTACCGCAATCTTGAATTCCTTGTACAATTCTGTATCTATGCGTTATGTATGGCTTACGGTAGTACCCGAGGAAATGAAGACTATGGCTGAATTCAACAAGCACGTCTCGATGGTTTCATATGGAGATGACAATTGCGTCAATATCTCCGATGCCGCAATCGACACTTTCAATCAGGTGACGATCGCACAAGGCTATGCAACCATTGGAATGACATATACTGATGAGACTAAATCTGGAGAGATGGTTCCATATCGGAAGCTCTCAGAGATTGGCTATTTGAAACGAAGTTTCAAGTGGAATGAGGACGAACATCAGTACATCGCACCGTTGGACATCACCGTAGTTTTGGAAATGATCAACTGGGTACGAGGCGACTTTGACATCGAGTCAAAGACAGTAGAGAATATGGAAACATCCGCATTCGAACTGTCTTTGCATGGCAGAGAAGTCTTCAACGAATGGATCGAAAAGTACAAGAACGTTTCCCGACAGTTTGAGATACGACCTATGTTCCTGACGTACGATGAATATCGTGTGCAGGAAGCATACAAGTATGGAAGGCTGGCGGGTGCTTGCTAAATCCAGGGCTAGGGGCACTCACTAATCACCGTGAGGTGAGTGCAGCAGAGCCCGGTCCCTGGTTCTCGAAAGAGAGGCGGAGGATTTTATCCTATTGATTGGTGTGTGCCGCCATACAACTAGGCTACCAATCCGGTGCTTTTGACCGAACTAGTTTAACCGAGCGTTCGGGAGTTTGAAAACTCAATCGGTTGCTTCAACAAATGAAATAGAAACAAATGATTCTATGAATCAATTGGGTAGCACTATTGAGACCCAAGAAATCACAAAATTCGTTGATGATGTCAATGTTGACTCCTATGAGAAACCATTGATGTCATCAGCAAATGCCTGGACACGTATGGCCGAGGACACCAAGTTGCATGATATTCATGCTATCTTGAGTCGTCCTGTAAACATCATGGACGGAGAATTTAAGACAGAATTTACTAATGTCTCGATTAAATTCCCAGATAAGATCTTTCAGTCATCGACCAACGTGGTCAGCAAATTGGACTATTTCACTTTCTTTCGAGCAAATGTTAAAGTCAAGCTCGTATTCAATGCTACACCGTTTATGAGTGGCAAATATTGGATGTTCTTTGCACCCTTTGACGCCATTTCTAACCGGCCGTGCGATACCGCACAGTTAGCCAATATCACCGGCTATCCCGGCATTGAAATCGACCTTGCATCAAATGCGCCTGTGGAAATCAAGATTCCTTACTGTGCACCACTATCGCATTACAACTTGCTTGATACTCATTCCAATATGGGTGAGCTCTTTATAGTGCCACTCAATGCTATTCAGACTGGAACCTCTCCTGTTTCTCAGGGAGCGACCTTTACGCTTTTCGCGTGGTTTGAAGACATTGAGCTGGCTATGCCAACTTCTAAGAAGATGACAGTTCCATCGGAACCAGAGTCAGAAGTGCTCCGCGCCCAGGTAGGCGTTGAGGAGTTACAGAAGACCTCTGGTCCCCCAATCTCAGGTGTTGCGAACACTATCGCTGGCGCTGCCAGTAGTATAGGGAACATGGTACCTCAGTTGGGTTCGTGGGTTAGACCAGTCGAATGGGTAGCTAGAGCCATTGGAGGCGCTGCTTCAGCATTTGGTTGGAATAAACCAACGAATTTGGATAAGAACTGTCCATTGACCAACATACCTGCGAAGGGTTACACCAACGCAGATGGAATTGATCTCTCGACGAAGTTGGCTGCTATGCCAGACAATGGCGTCACATACGACAGTGGTATGTTCTCTACAAGTGTAGATGAAATGGACTTGAAATATGTGGCTGCAAAGTCTTGCATATATAAAGATGCAGTCAGTTGGAAGATAGATAGCGCAGTAGGAACGGTATTGCATTATGCTCCCGTTACACCATGTCTTACCATGGCAAGCGGGCAACCCACCACTCTAGCATTCTTGAGCTCTATGTTCAGATATTGGAGGGGTGGGCTAAAGTATCGTCTAACCGTAGCAAAGACGGCTTTCCATACAGGAAGATTGCGGATTACGTATAATCCCGGCCTTTATGGAGATGCTGCCAACGCCACCGGCACCGTCTATGAGAACGCATACAATTGGATTCTCGACCTCTCAGTTTCATCTGAGATCGAATTCGAGATTCCGTATGTTTCTAACGTCCCATGGAAGGAGTGCTTCTTAGGAGCTCATAATAACACCGAGTTCCGAAAGGAGAAATACACTCCGGGCACTATCACAGTCACAGTTTTAACGCAGCTTCGAAGAGCTTCAGATTCTGTGGCCAATAATGCTCCCATTAACATGTGGATTAGCGGCGCAGACGATATTGCTTTTGCAGTACCAGATTTTGGAAGTTACGTCGTCTATGGTACTGATACAAGAACTATTCAGCACCAGGACGATGAAATGGTTTTGGACGAAGACGAGCCAGGTGACGAGATCCTCCGAGCCCAGGTGTTCAATCAAACTACAAGTGCGATTGATCACAATGAGCAGATGAGTGACACTGCTAGTCAGACATTCCCTATGTCATCAATGGGAAGGACGACTGCAGAAGAACTCACAATGGGAGAAAAGATCACGAACCTGCGGCAACTAGTCAAGCGCTTCTGCCCTACCTCAGCGGTTTTGCAATATCCCTATAGGGATAGAGTATCCGGTGTGGCAGCGTACCCTGGACCTTTGGACCTCAATAATGACGATTATCTCGTCAATCGATGTCGTATTGATCCAGCTTACTTTGGTAAGAAGGCTGACGCGGTTTCCCGATATCAGGAATTAAAACTGCCAATCGCAAGAGATGCGGCAGGCACTATTTCTGAGAAGGAACTAGCCGTTATGGAACATTATCCAACTCAGGCACCTATACATTACATCTCATATTTATATAGGTTCTTCCGAGGAGGAAAACGTTACAAACTTGTCTCAACTGAAAACTATACACCACGATACGATTCGTCTGGTGAGGGCATGCCCCAAACCGATTCGGATCAGTACCCGAGCTATGATGTCAAGATTGATACCATGAAGTGGGCGACAGGAAGACCTAGTCAACCCCTTCTGGTTCAAAGAGAGTCATTAATTCGTGAGAACGGAACGCTTTTCGCTCCGGCTCTGGGTACATTCACGTCGACAATGAGCAAGCCGCTCTTTGAGCACCTCATTTATCCTGACCTGAACGGTGTGTGCGAATTTGAGGTTCCTTACTATAGTCAGATGCCTATTTCCCTAGTGGGAGAGGCTACTCTTGACGATAAGGAAGGACCTCTAGTAAAACGTGCATTCGTTGACATAGTCAGGTCTCACCAGCCCCGAGGAATGGATGTTCCTCTTACCAAACCTAATGGTGTCGCCGGAACTGTCTTTACAGGAAAGGACGGCCTTAGGCCAGGTATGGGTGGTATTGAGATTTATGAGGCCGCAGCCGACGACTTTAGCTTTGGCTATTTAGTCGGTGCCCCATTTGTCAAACGTGTTGGTGGTACAGTGTAACTTTCAAACACAGGATATAAGTTTTCGAACTTGCTTTAACACCTCGCTCGTGTTCAACCCTTAGGGTGGTCGCACTACTTACAATTGTAGTGTCGCCTGTTTTAATCTAGTCAGATGAACCACCCACGGGGTGGACGTAGTCTTTCTAGTAATGAAACGGGCGTTCAGCCCTAAGTTAATTGGCTTTATATATTCTGCATTGGCTGTCCAAATAATTGTACTAGATTAAATATCCCCTAGTGGACAAATTGTTCTGTCACAATGTGGCTAAACATTAG